AACAGTAGAAAAAGCTATATTTAATAATGACTGTGTAAGACCATAATTAGCATATTCTCGTTGTTTTTGCATCAATATAGGAACTTCAAAAGCAGTAGAGTATATTCCCATTGTTTTAGCGCCTCTATAAAATCTAGAAGTAGCAAGACCTGATCTTGCAACATTACCTAAAAATCCTGCCTTTGAGACAAAAGGTTCTGGCGCAAATAAAAGAGCCGCATTTACAGGATCTACAAACGCAGAACCTAAAGTGGAAAAAAACATACCAAATTTTTGAAAACCAGAAGCGGACTGATATATTTGAGCCATTTCCATTTCTTCTATTTTTCTTTCATGAATAAGCTGCGCTTCTGTAACAGTCATTTCACGGTCAAAATTTATTTCACCACCAAGCCCATATGCTGAATTAAGCTCCGGTATACTCATTACTTCAGAAGACCTAGCTTCATCTAGCCCTGTAACAGAATTTCTATAAACGCCATCTGGATCCGTAAGAGTATCATGAAAATTATCTTGTATAAATCTAGAGATTGTAGACCTTTCTTCAAAAACGTCTCCTACAGGATCACTAAATGAAAGAAGTCTATAGTACTCGCCTTCATCCCAAGCTGCTGATAAAGCTTCGCGTGTGTCTATGCTTTGGTTAAGTGAGTCACCACCCGCAGACTTTATAAACTCATTGTCATCATATTGTTTTATTCTAGCCATAATTAATCCACAATAGTATTTTCAAGCTCTTTCCATTTAAAAGCGTAAGGCATACCGTCATTAATTGTTACGGGTAATCTGCCTAAGCCCTCAATTGCCCACACTAGTTCTATACCATCACCTGATGCTGTTTGTCTCCACATAACATTATCATCTAAATCTTTAGTCTGTATCGCTCTAAGCTCTTTATCAGTAAGAGTTGTTACTCCTTTTCCTAGAGGATCTATGTTAAGATTATTAGCGGGCTCCATAATTTTTTCAATTAAATATTCCGCCTTATCTTCATAATCATCTTCGTCTTGTCCATGCACTTCTTTTCTAGGAATAACAAACTCCGGTGTAATTAAGTAGTAATCGCCAATAAATTCTTTTACATATTTTTTTACATCTTTATTTTTTTGTTGCATAGAACCACTGTGCTGTGCTAAAGTTACTATTAAATCTTCAAGCCCGTCTAAATGTTCCGTAGCTGCTGGATCACCACCAAAAGATGCTACGTAACTTTTCCAAGTAGAATTCGTTGATAGCTTTTGATTTTTTCCTCTCATGCTAGGATTAACTGCATTGGAATCTAAAATTTGACCACCTTTTACGGTTGCAGATTTAAGCAAACTTAGATTATGTGCGAATGCAGGTGTGTCTACATAATCTAATAAAGCTACAAATCTTTCGTCTAGATCGCCTTTTTCTTGAATATCTTTAATAAAAGTATGAAAATGGTTTCCATATCTTTCCTTGTAGGTTAACATAAGAGCTTGCACGTCACTTGACTTGGTTGAAGAAAACATTAATTGATCTGCTGCTGTTAATGCTTCTACCTCACCGATAACATCTACATCTTGTCTGTTAATATTTCTTTCTACTTGTAAACTAATTAAATCATCAATCCCTCTTTGAAAAGTAGCAGTGTCCTCGCTTTCTAATTTCATAGTAATATCAGGTCTATATCTTTTAGCAAATCCTTTTGGATCTTTTTCTAGCATAGTTACTATTGCTTCTCTAAGCTTTTTAAGTTTTTCTAAGTGTTTATTTTTTCTAAAATCACCTTCTGCTTCTTTTGTTCTTTTATTAATTAAGGCTAATTTTTCATCCTGTGTTCCTAGTGCTAATGTAAACTCATCTGAATATAATTTTTTTGAGTCTTCAACCTGTCTTGAATAATCAATCCAATTTTTATTTCCTTGCTTTTTTCCGTAAACGTTTATAAAATCTTTTTCTGTATAAGGCGTAATTTCCTCTCCTGTTTCACCTATACTTAATATATTGTTTTCTAAAGTGTCTGCAAATTTTACCTGCATACCATAATTGACGGATCCTAATTTATTATTTATTTGACTAAGCTTTGCTTGTTTATCTTCAACAGTTAAGTATTTATCTAATTGTCCTGATTCTAGTATAGCCTTTATTGTCAGTAATTTATTAGAATCTGATTCATCATTTATTGCTTTTACAGTACTACTAATTATATTTTTAACTACTTTATCTTTCTTTTCTTCCCTTTTTTCTTTACTCCATATATTTCTATATCCCTCTATTTCTCTTGTTTGAGGCAAATCTTCTAAATTATCTATTGTATTTACAATACCATCAATATTTTCAAGTAAAGTAGTAACATCATCAAATGCAACGTAAGCAATATTTTTTGCAGAATCATTAAGCTGTTCTAATTGGTGAGATAAAGTCTTTTTAGCAACATAATCAGTAGACTTTAAGAATACCTCGTTTTTATATCTATTAACTTCTTTTTTAAATATATCTGAAGCAATCTTACTTGGGGCTTTTTCTAAAGCCATGTCACTAATCTCTTGCATTTTACGCAATGCTGCTTCCGGCCTACCAGACCCTGTTTCTGATTCATCGCTTATTTCATATTCATTAGACCAATTAGCCATTTGTGCTTTCATAGTAGTAAGATTATCTTGACTCCATAAAGTTCCTTCTTTACTTTGTCTATCTTCCTCAATTTTTCCAAGATTTCTAGCTAAATTTGACATGCCTCGTCCAAGAGATTCAAGTCCTGTATCAGACGCAGCTTGTATTTGACCACCTGAAAAACCTTGAGCTCCTTGTGATGATGCAGCAACTTCTCTTATTTTATCAGAAAATCTTGGTATTTTTAATCTTGCCATTATGAAAATGCTCCTAGTGCATCACCCGTTCTGACTGCTTCTGAGCCGCCTGTTAATAGTGTACCAACTGCTTTCATTTTACCAGCTTGTTTAGCTACCCTACCGGTATACAATTGAGTTTGCTCCTCTATCTTATAACCTCTTTTTTCTAGTTCTGTATTATACTGTATCATTGCATAGTTTCTTTCATAACTAATATCATTATCATCTACTATATCAAATTGTAACTCTACGCCAGACTTAGCAGATACTGTTTGAACCTCACCGGTTAATATATCATATCTTCTTTTAAGATCTGCTTTATCTAGTTCAGCTTTTTGTTGTGCGATATCGGCATTATCTCTTGCCACTTGTGCATTATATTGACTTAATTTCTCTGCATTTTTACCTTGCTGATATGCTCCAAGTGCAGATACTGCTGTACCAGCTGCCATTGCTGCCATTACTATTTTACCTGGATTCATAAAACCTCACTAGTTTAATATAGTCTTCTTTGTTAGGACCAAACATTTTTAACTCTGCTTCTTGTTCAAAGCCAAGATACTTTGCAAACCTAATAGCATCAGTAAAAGATTTTATTACGTGGCAATCTACTCTATGAAAATTCATTTGTTTAGATATTAAATCTAAATAGTATCTTATATCTTTAATACACCTAATCTTATTTTTTTTAAACTCTGGCGATAAAAACATATATGCCTCTCCTACTCCATTCCAATATGGCATTACACCACATATACCAACTATCCGATTTCCGTTATACCAAGAAAATGTTGCACCTGTATCATATAGATATTGTACTACGTTTTCCCAATTTTTTCCATAATTTTGTATAATTAGTTCTTCAGGTCCTTCTACTGTTAGCATATTAAAATGCCATGGCTCAAAAGGCACTACTATCATTTATATGTGCTCATATATAGTATTATAGCATTTATTGTACACGCGGTTGCGGCGTCAGATACCACGTATAACCTATTATTTTTGTCGTAAGTTCCTGATATATAAACTTCATAATCTTTTGTTTGTGGAGATATAGGCCCTGTAGGATCAATTGTATCTCTAAATAAAACGGATTCAACGTTAGTTGAAGATGGACCTATCTTTAAATTTACTGTTTCAAATAGTCGAAGCACTGCTTTATCTATTCTTGATTTTTTGCCTTGTGACGTACCATACTCTGTTTTTGGCTCTAAATTTTGTGTCTCTAGTTCTGCTACATAAGGTAATCCTATATGGCATTTAGTTGTTGCGTTAGTTAGTGTTATTGCACCTGAAGATACAGTTTTATTAGATTCAACAGCACCATTGTTTAGTACAGCAACAGTTTGTCCTTCTAAATGATCTAATCCTGATATAGTTGTAGCTGAGCTACCTGAGTAAGTTAATCCAGAATCAACAAAATATTGATCATCTCTTGTATGTCCATCATCTTCACGGTAATCTTCTTCTATAAACTCTACATATTGCTTTGTAGCTCCGTTTATAGTTCTTTCAACAATTAAATAGATAGTATCATGAGCATCATTAACACCTGGTATAATCGCTAAACTTTTTACTTTAGCATTTGTACCGGCTATCGTATGTCTATGCCAAGCAACTACGTCTTGGTCTCTATAATAAGTTAATCCTAGTAAAGTACCGTCTGCTTTTCTAGCCCATAATATATTATTTGGATAAGTAGCAAATTGCATTTCTTCTATTCCACCATACCCTAAATGCTCGGAAAATATTGTCATATCAGGACTAGTATAAGAATCATAATCTATATTGTATGCAAATTCTCTTACTTTCTTTTTATTTTTACCTACATATAAAACTGATTTAGATGCAGGTGATATTCTTGCCGAGGATGCTCCGTCTTTAGTTTCATTAACTGCTTGTACTGATGTTGGTGTTAATGCTGCTGTAGCTGAACCTGAAGCAATGTTAAAGGTACCGTCTTTTGAAAATACATGTAAATACCTACCTCCATATATAGCAGTTATTTCATTTACTTGGTCTGAACTTATAGTATAAGTTACTCCATTAGCATCTGTAACAGTTCCATCAGTACCACTAGGAGCAAAATTATCAAAGTCTCCACTATTTGAACCATATACAGTACTAGGTTGTAGATCTGTATTTGCATAAAATAATCTTTCTTCAAAAAAAGTAACTTTACTAGGATAATTACCTGTATAAAATGTACCTAGCCTCCATTCACTTGTAGCGTCTGTAGCACCAAAATTATTATTTATTGTAACTACTACTACTGTAGCGCTTGTATATGAAGTTACTGTGGCACAACCCCATGTTACAGTAGTTCCATCTACGTGCTTAAGTCTAATTTTTCTACCTACATCTGTACTATAAAATGTACTTGCACTAGCTGTAATGTTAACTCCTGTTCCTGAAGTTGCAGCAGCTGTCAATGTTACAGCGCTCCCATCATAACCTACAACACCATTTGTATTAGGATATAGATATGGACCATCTGAAATAGTTACATCTGTTATAGTCCAAGTTGTGTGTGCTGTCCTTGTTAGTTTTCTAGGTGCATGCTCTGGATGAACTATATACAGTACATCTGCAGATTGCACATACTGTAAATCATCTAACTGAGCTGCAGTATAAGAAGTAGATACTTCATAAGGAGTAGATCCTGATGAATATATTTGACCTTCATCTTTAAAAAATCTTATATAGTTGTGTCCAAATTCTATAATGTAAGCTTGAGTTTTAGAAAACACAAATGGAATTAATCTAGCCCCTGAATTAGAACCTGTCTGAGTTTTTATTGCTGCAATATATCTAGTGCCTGGTCTTTTTTGAACACCACCATAAGTTTGTACAGTAAAATTATGTATTGTTGAAGCAGAGTTATAATACTTTTCAATATCAAATCGTCCTTCTAATCTAGGACTAAACTCTCCTGCTGTAAAGTTGGTAAGCGTTGGTGTTGACTTGGCCATTATTCATTATCTCTTTTTTGCTGTCTTTGCAGATCTTTTAAAATCTTTGTCTGATGGTGCACCTTTAGAACCTTTTTTCCTCATTGTTTCACCACTACCACCTTTTATTCTTTTACGCTTTGCGTGTATATTTGCATATAAACCTCTTTTAGCCATAAAATCTCCTTACGTAGTATATTTATTCCATCTATAATTACTTAATCCAGAACCGGCTGTCCTTGATTCTAGCCAAAAATCTGCATCTATTCCTTCGGGACTTCCCTCTTGAGCATCTGCACTTCTTGCTGTTCTTAGTTTTTCAGAATATAGACTATTCATAGCATTTAAAGTTTCTAGATCCTGTAGTAAAGGCATAGTTAGATTTACTGCTAGTTTTGCAGCAAGAGTTTCTACTAATAATGAGTCATATGTTGCAACTGCTTCATTTCTAAACACATATGTGCATTTAAAAGTATTTGTCTCAGTAACTAATTTATCAGACTCGATTTTATACTCTAGAGTATCATCTTCAGGTCTTACTATTCTTAACCAGTCTCCTGGTAATTGAAATTCATAACTAAAATAATATGCTGGAGTATTATCGGTTAAAGATAATGCTGCACGCTTTATACAACTATTCCATGGATGCATTCTAAATAATGTGTCTCTTGTATCATCATATAGCTCATTTGCAAATCTTGCAGGCTTTGTATCTTCAGTCAATGAAGTAATAAACTCTGCTCCTAGCAGTCCGAGTGCTCTATTTACTATGTCAATTTTTGTAGTAGCCATAATTTATTATACCATAAAAAAAGAATAAAGGTAGCCGCAAAAGCAACTACCTTATCCCTTGTGATTAATCTACAACGTATTGTATATAACCAGCTATGTCGTCTCCATCCGCTAATGCACCGATAGCTTTAGCTGCGATTACCACACCGTCTCTACTTGTGAAGGTATAAGTACCTCCAGCAGCTTTAACAGTAGCTAATGCGCCAGACATTGCAAAGTAACCTGCAGTGTCTACGTCTAAACCATCGACCAGTCCATCTGGGTCTGCCGCTACGGCATCTCCAGCAGCATCGGTATAAGCTTCCCATCCTAAATCTAATGTTTGAGAACTGGCTGTCCAGTTAACATACATCACTGAAGAATGAAGCAGAACTTTAACAGTACCCGCAGGTAATCTGATAAGACTTACAGTCGAACCAGCGTCACCAACACCACTTTGATCATGAACAAAAGAGGCGACTCTTATTCTTCCATGATATGAAGTAGTAGGGTTTAAAGTTACAGGTGACGCAGTCTGATTAGTATACTCGGTAGTTTTTTGAGTTGTTACAGCCATATTATCCTCCTGTTATTCCGCACACTTAATTTCCAACACTTTTCCTTCTTCCATACGAGTTGCCCCGAAAGAAGCTGAACAGTACACTTGGGTAGAATTTCTCTTATCACGTCTAGGACCAATATCAACATTAATATCAGAACCTACAGCCATAAGAAGACCTGATCTACAGTAAGCAATTACTCGTCTGTAACTAGATGAATCTGTTGCTACTCTTTCAGTTCTAATAAATTGGAAACCCATAAATGTGTTAACTTCACCTTGTACTAATGCTTTGATTGAGTTAAAATCTGAGCTAGTAACTTCGGTAGTTTGTAACAAGTCATTTATTTGTTTAGAAGTAACAATAATAAATCTTGGATCTGACGGGTCTGTCTCGTTAGAGTCCAATAATCTTTTTGCTTCTCTAAGTTTTCCAACTGTTAGGCCTGAGTTTGCAGCAGAACCTGATTCAACGTAGTTTACAGCGATAACACTTCCTGCGTCGTGAGCCACTGAAGTCGATCCAGTCTTGCCTGAATAAGCAGTACCAAATGCAGCTTCAATAACAATGTCATCCATTTTACGTCCAAGTGCCCATGCGGCGTTTTGAGCATAAGGAGATGTTGGGTCAATTAAAAGTCTGATTCTATCAGTTCTATCAATCATGTCTGCCCAATCAAAATCCCTCAACGAGACTTGACGTCTGTCATGAGGAGTAGAGATTAAAGGTGTGTCTGAATGTCTAGAAGTAACTTCTATTGCGTCAACAGATCCTATACGATCATAGTATTCAAATTCGCTATTTTGTGATTCAACACGTACAAAGTTACGTAGTCTAGATCCTTTTTGTTGTAAAAGATGTTCAACGTTTGCTCTATACTGGTTGACAAAAGCGGTAGTAATATTTACTGACATACTATGTGCCTCCGTGTTAGTCGTTTAACTTTTCGTAAATGCTACCCAAAAGGACATTTTCTTGCTTGTTTACGTCTGTGCCATTATCGACGAATGGACCTAAAAGGCTACCCATTACGTCGATAATACACTTATTTAAAACATTCGTACAATATTTATTTAGCTTGATGGAACGGGTGTTTCATCAGGATATGCTAATTGAAATAAAGCATTCATCTTTTCAACAGCTTCACTATGCCCTTGATTTTCAGAATCTTGATAAGCTTTCATAAATTCTGGATCGCGGTTAAATCTAGCTATCTCTTGCCTTGCTTGGTCTGGTGTCATAATAAAGCTCCTGTCTGCTCCTGTATCTGGTTTACCTTCTGCTAGTCCTTCTCCAACTTTAGCAAACAGCTTGACAAACATAGGGTTGTTTCCCATACCTGTACTGTCTAGCCAATCCTTAAGTTCAGGTCCACCGTATGTTTCAACTGCTCTTGAAGCTAGATCTATTTTTTCAGAATATGCTTTACCAAAATCTTTTTTAATAGATTCTACCCATTCAGCATGTTGAAGCTGACTGCCTTCAGAACTAGTTGCTGCTTGATTATTAAGGTACTCATGATAACCATCATATATTTGTTTAGCTTGCTGTGGATTTAAACCAGCAGCATGTGCTATACCTTTATATGCATCTTCAAAACCTTGGTCATATGTAACGCCCTCTGGTAATGTAGGTTTATCAAAAGTATACTCATTTGAGTCTGCAGGTCTACCTAAAGAGTTATAAAAATCATTCATCTCAGCTTCAGTTGCTTCTTTACCTGGTAATGCTATCTTATCTTTACCAATTAACTTTTGCCCATTAATATAACTTTTAGCCATACTGCTAACATCATTTATATCTGCTAATGACGGGTCAGATCGTATTTCTTCAGGTAGAGAATCTTTCCAGCTTACTGCATCACTTGTTGGTGCTGCTGATTCTGCTGGTGCTGATTCTGAGCTACCCGACGTAAGTACGGACCCAGCTTGTGCTTCTTCACTCATTTATAGCCTCCATGTTTAACATATTTTTAAAGTGCTCAGGTTTCTTTTCAAGGAACTTGAGTATTGAAATTACGATCCTTCTCATACCTTCACGGTGAGCTGTCTCGTAAGGGTCGCCTGGGACATGTGTAGTGTCCAAAACGTAACCTGTTTTACAAAGGTGCTGTAATACAATCTCACCTTCTTTTGAATCAAACACTGATTTATAGTGCTCATTAAGCTTTTGTAAACCTACTGGCTTTGCCATCGTTATACCTCTCTATTTGATTTCTGCGCGTCTGCTACATTCTTAACAGCAGTACTTTCTTTTTGCGCTTGTTCAGCCTCCATCATAGCTTGTTGTTGCTCTTGTCTTGCTTCTCTTACTTCTTCTACTTTCTCTTTAGGAGCTAGTATAGCAGCTGGTGCATCTAGTAAATGATGAAAATATCTAAACGTTTCATCAGAGTCCATGTTATCTAATAAATCAGGTTTAGCTTGAAATAATGGTACCATGCTTTCAAACAATCTATTTATTGATAGTAGCTGCCCTGATTTTTGAGCTCTTGCCATAGGAGAAGTATATTCAATTTTCATGTCCATACCTTCAAGAACCGCAGGCGCCTCAGGGATAGCTCCTTGCTTAACCATTATACCAAATACTCTTTCGATCATTGGGCCGAGTAACTCTACTTGTAGTCTTCCAACCATTGGGCCCATAAGTCTCATCTTTTCTTCTTGCCTAGCTACAACTTCGGTTGCAGTCATTTGTCCTGCTTTTTGATCTGGCATCTTAAGCCAATCAACGTGGAAGGCACTTAATATATGTTGTCTTCTATTTTCTAATAAGTCAAATCCTATATCAGGTCTACCTCTTGTTTCTAGTGGCTCTATTTTTTCTTGTGTGCCTGCTCGATAAAAGTTTAATCCACCTGGCACAGTACGTACTGGTAATATAAAACCGTCATCAGGTACTAGTAAAGGTGGGTCAACCATTTTTTGTGCTGACTTAATAATTGTTTTCATCATTGTATTTACCATTTTAATATCAGGTAATGATGTCATTGCCGGAGATCTTCCGTATATTTCGCCTGCTACTTTTTGCCATCTAGGTACCATATATGGGAATTCATCGAATCCACTTTCTTCTAGTAAGGCTTTTTCCTCAAGTAATATGTAACAGGACTTAAACTCTTTATCAGTTGCTTTCTTATTTGGAATACCATAGCTTTCAGAAGGCTCAACAGCGTGTATAACTTCAAATTCTTTATATGGATCTTTGTAAGTCATTTCAACTACAGCTCTTGGTACTGCATCTCCAAAGCGTTCCATTAACTGTTTACCAGTTCTTTTATATCTACGATATAGTGTATCAACAAAACCTTTATCATTTTCTTGTATATAGCAATCTGCTAAATGATAAGTTCTAAATGTAATACCGTCCCCTGGTATATCTTGCACCATCATGACACCTGTACCAAATGAACCGAGGTCCAAGTACAACTCATGAGCTTGACTGTTAAAGTTAGATGTAGGTGAATTAAATACTCTGTCATATAGTGTTTGTGTACATAGATCCAACCATGACTTAACGGCAAATTCTTTATTTAATTCATCATCAAAAGTTTTTAGTTGAAACCATCTCTGAGACGGGGACGTCAAAAAACTATGTAAACCACTTGCTAATTGTTCATTAGCGAGTGGTGCTGTTGTATCATAAATTCTATCTACACGATGTTGTGATCCTCTATATTGTTCTGTAGAAAAATCACCACGATTAGGATTGACATAATCTGTGCAGTCCTGCCATAGGTTTTCCCAAGGGGATCTAAATGACTTTAAAGAATCACATTTAGCAATAATTGCTGATACTTGATCCATTATGCTCCTAATAGAGTTTTCTTAACTACGTTTGCTTCTTCTTCTACACCTTGACTAGAAGTTAAAATTGTTTGAGACCTACCATATTTTTGTTTTTTTACACCAGGTCTTTTAGCCATTTGTGGAGCTGCTGGTGGTTTTGGAGGTGGCGCCAATTTAGGTGAACCGCCTGTAACACTTTTAACTACTCCTGTAACTGCTCTTACTGCTCCGCCCATATTATTCTCCTAAAATACTATATTCACTTTCAGCATAAGTTGGAAGCTCATGCTTTTGTTTTACATTTTCCCTTGTGCCTAAAGCAAGGTACCTAAAAGCATCTGCAGCATGGCTGCTCCAATCATGTAAAGGTTTATTTGAATAAACCTTTCGCTTATCATCGTAACTTTTACGGTACTGCCTTAAAGCCTCTATTAGTAATGTACACTTTTTTTCATCAAAATAACACCGCGGAATGATACTTCTTGCCGCTTCTATACCATCATCTACCTGTATATGTTTACACATCGTAAAGGTAAGTCCTAGCTCTCTAGCTACTTCCCACCTAGATTTACCTGTACCCATCTCTCTAACTTTTATATCGTGTGGCGCGATATGCGTTCCGTAGTTATAATCACGACCTCTTAGCTCTTTTATATAGTGAGCTATACCTTCTCCTTGGTTTTCATAATAATCTATTATTCTAATTTCCTTGTGAAACTGCTGAAAAAATATTATAGCTGTAGAATCTCCCATACCCAAGTCCCACGATGTATGAACTTCTAGTCTCGGCTCATGCGGCACTTTTGTTATTCGCTCGTCTTCTAGTGCTCTGGACATAAGGTTACCGTAATAAGATCCAGTAAGAGGTGCATCAAAACTACAGAAAAATTCTTGTTGTATTAATTCTTCTGGCATACCCGCTTCACGTTCTTCTTCTATAGCACCTTCATCTAGTACGCCTGTAGTAGCTACGCTTAATCGCTCACTGAACCATCTGTCATTTCGCTCAGCCATATTATACATGTCATATCCGTGATTTCTACCTCTAGCGGTATAAATAAATACTGCCCATCCTCCATTCTCTGCCAAGATGGGACGAACGAGATCCCATGCCCTTGGATCCTGAAGACTGTATTCTGAGAATATAACTCCGACGGGGTTTGATCCCACCAGGCGGTCAACGTTATCTGTTCCAACAACTTGGTAAATTGATCCATTTTTTAACTCCAATCGCATGTCGGTATTATTAACACCAGCCCAAAGTTCTTTTGGGAAGTGTTCTAGAAACGAGCGACCGTCCCTGGTCATACCATCCCAGATGATCTTTCTTCCTTGATTATAAGTCGGTAGTAAATGCCAGTACAAACCTTTTCGTTTTATCGCGGCAGTTGCGCACCAGTTAACAGAAAGTAGATCTTTGCCGGCTCGTCTGTGCCAGACTGCTACGGCTCTTTTACCACCTTTTTCTAGATATTCCCAAAGGCTGCGCTGGTAACTTCTTGGTTGCCAGTCTTGTGGTACCTGTATTTCCATATTTACTCTTCTAGTTTTTTAGTATCTGCAAAACTTAATACATTTACGTTGAGTCCTGCATCTATTGTTGCGTCTAGTTCTACTGCTCTTCTCTTAGGAGCGACGTACTGTGCTAATTCTTTGTTTGCTTGAAACCTTAATTCCGGTGTATTACTAGGATCCATCGCTATATTAGCTAAAGCTTCTATAGGATTACAACCTACATCATCTAATTGCTGCAATACAGCAACAGCTTTATCACCTAAAGCTCCCTTAGGTCTACCCGAACCTTTTCTATATCCACCTGCACCTTGCTTACTCATGCTATCATTATAAGATACGTTGTATATAAAAGTAAACTACTTATTGGCATATTGTATTTATTGGCATTTACCACCGGTTTATTATTTTTTTTTACTTTTTTTCCCTATATACCCTGTATTAGTTTATCCGTTGGCATATTTTACCACCTTCCGACGACTAGGTTGGTGTATACGAACCCCGCGCGGGAAAAGTGACGCCCGGTACTCTTTTACGCGGCAAAAACGCCAAAACTTAAAAACGTTTTTCTAATATAATAATATTTTAATATATTAATATAATTATTTAATAATAGAAGAATATTAGCGATTCGTAATACTTGGCTGGATGGATTTGATAATGGATGCGATACATATTCTGATACTATTTGATTATGTATCAAATTATCTGCTAATATTATAATATAATAATATTAGTATATTAGCGGAATTATTTTAAAAAAAAGTGAAAATAGTTGTGTACTTTTATCCGATTCGTGATATATTGGTTCCAGATTCACAAGCTTTACGTGAATCATTAGAAGTAGCATTCATGGTTGCTTCGATATATAGCAATCTGGTGCTACATTATTTTTAACTAAAATAGGAGTAGCTTATGAAAAAAGCAAATATTTATGTATTTAATGTAGAAAATTTCGCAGTGAGAATCACAAAGCAGATTCAGCAGATTCAAGCAGCTGTAGAGGATTCTGAAAGTACAACTTTCACAAAATCTGAGCTTGAGCAGCTTTTAAATATGGCTGAAGATTCTGGTACTTTAATCACTCGTCAGGCGCCGTGGAGAATATTCGCATATTATAAAAATGAGATGATTCGCCGTGGGATTCTAGAAGTTCGAGCAATCGAAGAAATAGAGCAAGACGAGCAAGCTGCGGGGTAACCTGAACCATGAAAAGGCGACGCAAGTCGCCTTTTTTTTATTTTTTTTTAAGTATTGTAGCACTTAAGTCGTCGACACCGTAAAACAACAAATATTTTATGATCTGATGCCGTCGCAAAAATACACTATTATATATATATAAAAATTTACCTTGCAGTAGCGAACATAGCAGTTAACAACAATAATTATTCGTTATACAATAGTCCTGTAAGTTTAATTATACAAAAGTGAGGTGCTTATGACACAAGCAGAGCTAGAAAAGCGTTTCAGTAGTATTTGTAATAAAAATCATTGGAAAGACGAAGTACATAGCTTAGTTCTTAAAAAAGATTTTGACGAGTATAATAAAGCAGTAATTCATTTTACTGGCGGTAGTTTACAAATATTATCGGAAATACCGATGGAAAGTAGTGGTGTTACAGTTCTCGAAGTTTATTCGGAAGGCTACTGGTACCACATTGGAAGTTAACTAAAAGCGGAGGTGCTTATGATGATGTTTTTTATAATAGGTTTTTACATGGGAGTTATGTTCACAGCGATGGGTTTACTCATCTACATGCATCATAACGATATGAAACAATACACTTAGGAGGTGCTTATGACACAAGAAGAGCTAGAAATAATTAAGAACAAAGTGGATGACTTAGGTTGGGACTTCCACAGACTTAGTGAAGGTGGCCAAGAAGTTTACGTAGAAATATGTAGACTACTTGGTTGGAAATTTGAACATTAGGAGGTGCTTATGCGACATTTAAGTGTTATTAGCTTCTTGCTAGGCTTTATTATGGTAGCAGGAGTTATGGGTCACATCGAAAATACAATAGACATCGACTGGTCTAGAGTATGGATATGGGCTGGCGCAGGCTACATGTTTATGTGGCTTGGCGTAAAGAGTATGGAATAGGAGGCGTTTATGTTAGTAGGTGAAATATTACTTACAATATGTGTAGTGGCAATAATTATACTTGCAGTTTATTTATTTATTGCCAGCTACCCTAGAGATTATTAAAACTACTATATTTAGAATATCTGATCTTGGCGGTATACTTATCGGATATTCTATTATATAGTGAGCTTGATGGTAAATTTATATTATCATCGATTTATTACAACTTAATTATTTTACAATCACGTACCATAGGAGGTGCATATGAGTAAAAAAAGCGTAAGCTACGTTTTTAACGTAGATGCTAATTACGATAAAGCAACACCGCAGGTCAAGCAGATCTTAAAAGGCGTTGCAGACAGTAAGAAGCATACATTCACATTAGCGGAGATGAAAGAGTTCATCGCTAAGTTATCAAACGATGGTTTTTTGGTTACAACGCAAGTTCCATGGCGTATCTTCCAATATTATAGACAAAGCATGATCGACAATGACTTTATGTCTCAACGTAATGACGAGTCTATAGAAGATGTGTTGCCTGCAAATGCAAGTAAGGCAAAAGTTGCAAAGCACGCTGTAAACAAGCTATTCGATAGCAAGAAGACTGTTGTGAAGCGTAAAAATAAGCCCGCCCCGGCTATCCACATTTAGTACTGTGGTAAAATTAAGGACGTCATTTTGGCGTCCTTTTTTTTATTACTATATAGAGAACTTTGTAGTTTTTTTATTTTTTTTCAGCTAAAGTTACCAATAGACTAATACATTTACTTAATCGATGGTTTAAGACCTTGTTTTATATATATTTCTGATGTATTGGACCTATATATTGGTATTAAAATAGTGGCAATAAAGATCAATACAGTTGTACCCTGCAAAATTATTCTATTATATAATGAATCATAGTTCATTCACCGGAGAAACTTGATGAGCAATTTTAAAGGTTTATTGCTGGTGTTATGTTCTTACGTGATCTACGCAGTAGTTATGTATTTGATAGCCATTGTGTAGATAATTATAATTTACCAGAGAGGTAGAGATATGACAGCTAATGTTGAAAATATGGCATACGCTGGAAAAGTACCATGGCACGGCCTTGGAACCAAGGTCTCCGAGACGATCACTCCTGACGAAATGCAAATAGCAGCAGGTCTTGATTGGGAAGTTAATAAAACTCCCTTCATGAATCCTATTACTAAGGCAGAGTCAGAAGACTGGTCTATGCTCGTCAGAAGTTCAGACGGCAAGGAGTTTGGTCCATGTGGCAAGAAGTATGTACCGGTACAAAATAGGGACGCCCTTGGTTTTTTTAAGAAGTTCACAGAGTCAGGTAAGATGCAGTTAGAGACAGCTGGTTCGCTTGACGGTGGTAGACGTGTGTTTGTTCTAGCAAAGACAACTCAATCATTTCGCTTAGCTAAAGCTAAGGACGATAAGGTTGATTCGTACTTGTTTTGTTATCATCCACACATCTGGGGACAATCTTTAAAAGTCATGTGGACCCCGATCCGCGTAGTATGTCAAAATACTCTCATGCAGGCTCTTGGAAGTAAAAGTGCAGAATTTCGTATGCCGCACGTTACTGAGTTCAATGCTGATATGCAATTTAAGGCCGAAAGTGCTTTAGGTCTTGCAGACGAGCAAATGAAACAGTTCCAAGATACAGCTGAGATTTTATCGATGACAGAGTTTACCGATCAGAAGCTATGGAGATACTGGGCGTCTTTATTCCAGCCTTCATTAGTCAATGAGAAGAAGATAACTCCGGATATGTTTAATAGAACCATGGAGCACATGAATGTATTGCTACATAAGCAGCCAGGCGCTGAATATGCTAAAAATACATGGTGGCAGGCATTAAATACTGTTACTTACTATGTGGACCACAAGTCAGGTAGGGAGCGTGATGCTACCATGACCAGCTCGTGGTTAGGTCAAAAGGGCGCCGTTAAGCGAAAAGCTTTGGCACAGGCTACTCAACTAGCACGCGCAGCTTAGGACCGTCATGGAAGACACATCTCTACGCGGTATCGGGGATGTAAAATAAAAGATACCGCACTTAGCGTCAGGGGGACCACCAATATGGAGCCGAGTCCTTAAACTGCTGAAGGCTATCAGACCAGGATTTAATTGCCTGGACGTACCCTGACTGCTATTTTATTATAAGGGTATACTTGGCTGTTCACAGCAATAAATATCCGTTATATAATAGTACAGTAACCAGGAGGTATTATGGAACAACTTATATTATTAGTAGTTATAGTGTGGCTTGTATGGCGCGCTGTCAATGCCTAGGAGGTGTTTATGAAAGAAGATTTTAATGCAACAGCACTGACCCGTATATATTATACGGAAGTGCACTTAAAGGAGTTACGCTCACAAGAGCACGATTCTAGTGTGTTAGCCGATAAGTTCGGCATACGTGTAGACCACGTCATTTATGACCAAAACTCTATGCCATTTGGCATTAGATTCAGCGGTCCGATGTACATGCTACGCAATTTACTAGCCGTATTATGGCAAGCAGATCCTAAAAATCACGTGGGATTCGATCCAAAAACTATTGACGATAGAATACACTACAAAGTACAGGAGGTGACACATGGCAGAGTATTATGAAATGCCGCAAGAGGAGGCCAACCACATATTTGATGTAATGCGCGAAAGTGGGAGTATGAATATGATGATGGGTGCTTTACTTTTAAATCAACATTATAACGTATCTAAATTTCATGCCAAGCAGCTTTTAGCTACTTGGATGAAGACTTATAAGGAGGTATCACATGACGACGAAACTAACTAACAAGAAAACGGAATCAGATAATTGGCACTGGTATCGCGTTGACACAAAATACGAGGTTTTTTGCACGTACTTTGTGCAAGGTAAAAGTATGGACCAAGCATGCGCTAGGGTATCTAATGGCGCAGTTACCGAGGAGCCATACCAAGATGATGCATATGGCCAAGAGACTCTAGTCAGTGTTAAGCGGGTAGATCCTGGTGATACAGACTATGAGCAATTTGAATTGAACTTACGATGAAGCCTGTTAACATTATAGTGCTAGATTATGAGTCTAGCACGGTTCACGTCCATTGGAATTGCAATATACCAGAAGATATTCAGGATATAGAGTCCGATTATATCTTTAACAGTAAACATTTAGGTTATGAAGCTCTTGACTGCAGATTTATGATTTTTAACGGTCTAATCGACCTACACAATAATAAGCATGAAAGTGCATAATGCCGTTTACAGCAGAATAAAAATAGATTATTATAAACTATAGATTTTCATAAGCAAGCCGCCTCTCACGGGGCGCACCCCTTGGGGCTTTGAGTATATCTTAGAGCCCCTTTTTTTTATATAGAGAGGATTATAATGCTAGTACAACCAAAGATCAAGAAGTTAAAAAAGAAAGATTGGCTCTACGTCTATGCACGTGACTTTAATTATCAGCTACCCGACTATCTTCCAAAACAGGCAAGAGACATCGCTAATATATTAAAAGATAAAGGCGCTTTAAAGAGAGACATCTTACTTGCTGAAATGCAAAACGTAGTAAAAACAAAACAAATCGGTGGCGCAAACAGAATATTGACTTACTACCAAAATTTATTATGGAATCAAGAAAAAATAATAGAAGTAAGAAAGACCCCAGACTAACGGGCCCTGATAAGAGAGACGTTGAGGAATCTAATATAAGGTTTCCTATCACAGACGTAAAAAACACTTGTATCAAGATAGACGGCAAGATATATACAAGTGTTGGAGATTATACGGCAAGTAATACGTATGACTCAGATACAACAGGTTCAGATACAACAGGTCTTGGATTAGGTTATTATGCGCATAAGAGAGACGAAAGATTTAATTACACAGAGAGGAAAGAGTATGGCAAACGCAAGAGGAAAGGAGATTGACAATACCGACTTAAGTATTGATCAAGCAGAGGTCCGAGGTTTTATACACAGGGACTACATAGCACATTGTTTACGTTGGACACACGTAGCACAATATCTAAACGCAAAGCAAAGGTATAAGAAAGCCAATATATTAGATATAGGTTGTGGTAAGGACATGCCACTAGCTAGAATGCTTATGACAAGTAGACTAGCACCAAAGATGTATTTAGGTTTCGAGTACAATAAGATGGATATACCTAGTATGTTTGACAACACAACGTTTAAACCTGACGTTATCTCAGGTCAAGACTTTACGAAATACCCACCTCCACCACCTCAAGGTGCTGTATTTAATTATACAGTATGTTTCGAGGTCCTTGAGCATGTAGAACCACTTACAGCGATTGAGATACTTAAAAAAGTTTATCTATGGACGCAGCCAGGTACTATATCATGGTGGAGTACACCGTGTTGGGACGAGAAAGTAGGCGCTGCTAAAAACCACGTTAATGAAATGACATATGAAGCAGTAGGATCTATGTTAGAGCATTGTGGCTATAAGATTCATAATCATTGGGGTACGTTTGCTTCAATTAAAGATTATAAAAAACACCTTATTGAATGTGGCTATGGTGACTTGTTTGAACGATTAAGGTCTTATTATGACGTAAACTATTTAGCTACAATACTTGCACCACTTTGGCCGCAGTATTCTAGAAACGCTATTTGGGAAACAGAGTACGTAGGAAAACTAACTAATGAAGAGCGTTTGTTCCCACCTATAAGTAAGCTAGAGGGTAGATTAGGTTCTTCAGAAAAATGGAGGGATTTACTAACATGCGAAAATCAAGAATAACATATGACGTAGCAAAATTCCATGAGAAGATGCTATTAAAATATGATGGTCCACCTAGACAATTAGAAGAAGATATTACTAGGTCTAGGATAGGTCATCTACAAGAAGAACTTAATGAGTTCCATGCCGCACTTATCTATGATAAAGGTTTACCTGAAATGCTAGACGCTTTAGTAGATATTGTTTATGTTGCAATAGGAACTTCTTATTTAATGGGTTTAGATTTTGATGAGGCTTGGCGTAGAGTTCATGAAGCTAACATGAAGAAAATACCCAAAGCTACTAAAAGATCTAAAATAGATGTTGTTAAACCAAAAGGCTGGGTAGCACCAGATTTAAAAGATTTATGCCGATAATAGTATTAGATGGCCCAGACGCAGTAGGTAAAACTACGCTTGCTAAAGCCTTTGAAAAACGATACAGAAATGTAAAGTATATTCATCTAGAATATAGATGGTCAAACAAGATGTTTCACTATCACACAGCAGCTTTTAAAAGAGCTCTTAAATGGTCGAGACAAGGTTTTATTGTAATCATAGATAGGTGGTGGATGAGTGAGTCCTGTTATGCTAAAGCATATAGAGGAGGATCTGCCTGGCCTATGCATGGCCGGTTTTTAACTAGGCTAGGACTAACACACAGTGTAGTTTATGTCATGTGCTTACCTGATATGTTTACATTAGACGTATTTGATAAAATGAAGAGAGAGCGCAATGAACAGTATGATGACATTAAAAAGGTATGTGATTTGTATAGTCAATTATATTTCGGTGACCAATCTCATACGGAAACAGGGGACTATATTGACCAAGTTATTAAGCTAGGCGGATATATGAGAGCTTCTTATGTTATGCCATACAGTATACAAAACTGGGGAAGCCCAGCTCTTATGAATTGCTTTGTAGATCTTGTTTTACAACGATCAGAAGAAATGAGACAGGATCAGTTTGACGCTGTTATGACAAGTGATAATTTTTTAGGCCACAGGAAGTTTGCTAATTACTTATTAGTAGGTGAGCAAGTGAATCCTAAATTTAGAGATGTTAAATGGCCTTTTTTTGAGTACGGTAACTCAAGTCTATTTTTGACTAGCACATTACACGACCTATGGGTTAAGGAAGATAGTCTTGCATTCACTAACATTAGAGATGCCAATGGAAATGTAGATACAGAGTTTATAAGATTATGTAGTGAAGATAAGATTATCATTGCACTAGGTAGTGAAGCAAAAAACATTATGAAGAGAAGAGGATTTACGTGTGACTACCACATAAAGCATCCGTCATGGTATAAACGATTTAACAGTAGTGAATTTAAAGAAGACTTGGAGGATATAATATGCTAGATAAAAAAGACGAATATAACTTAATAAGCAGATCAGCAAGTGAGCAATGGATCAAGCAGTTAAAAAAACTAATGGACGTAAGAAAGGCTTATGAGAAAAGTGATGAAGAATATCCAAAGCTAAACACGTATGAAATTATAAATGCAGGCACAACAGTTAACATGGCAGAATGCATACTTAATGTGCCGCAAAGAGAGCTAGGATATAAATTTATGGCTCAGGAAGCTTTAAATATATTGATCGGCCATAATCAAGTAAATGCTATTAGAAACTTTTCTCCAACAATAACAAATTATTCTGATGATGGATATTTTTTTAATGGCCACTACGGTCCTATGATAATTGACCAGTACACTTACATTGTAGATAAGCTAGTAGAAGATAATAATACAAGACAAGCTGTTGCTACAATATGGAGGCCTAATCCAAGAAATAGCAAAGATATTCCTTGCACAGTTAGCGTTCAATTTCTTATAAGAGGTAATAGGCTACACTGTGTAGACACAATGAGATCAAGCGACATCTGGTTAGGATGGCCTTACGACATATTTAATTTTACTATGATGACAGCTTATGTATCTTGCTTGTTTGGTCTCAGGACTGGTGATAGACTTCAACTAGGCAATTTATTTTTAAATGCAGGTAGCCAACATTTATATTTAAGAGACGTTGAAAAAGCAAATAAAGTCTTAGACAAGTATCTGCATTTTAAAGTTCCTCCTTTGCAGAAGATCAAGATTGAAGACTGGACATACCCAGCTGAAATACTTAATTGGCTATATGAAAAAGCGCAGACCGGAGATTTTAGTGAGAGTTGATGCTGAAAATTATTTTTTAAATATGGCTGAGCTAGTATCTATGAGAGGTACATGTTCAAGAAGACAGGTAGGCTGTATACTAGTAGACAAAAATAATTTAGTATTAGCTACAGGATATAATGGAAATCCAAGAGGACATAAACACTGTATCGATAGTCCTTGTGATGGAGCTAAATTAAAAGGTACAGGATTAGGACTAGATATTTGTGAGGCAATACATGCAGAACAGAATGCATTGCTTCAATGTAAAGATGTAGATAAAATTAAAACAGCTTATATAACAGTAAGCCCTTGTATGACTTGCGTAAAGCTATTATTAAATACGTCATGTAAAGAAATAGTTTTTATGGAAGAATATATAGATAATAATAACCCGAAAAGGATGTGGCAAAATGGCAAAAGAAAATGGACACACGCAGGAACCGTTATTTAAACCGGAATCTAGATGGGAACCGCCAACCGAGTTCCCTGATCTTTCAAGCGCAAAAATTATTGCATTTGACTGTGAAACTAGTGACCCTAATCTACTTAAACACGGACCAGGAGGAGTAAGAAATGATGGAAAACTCGTTGGACTATCAATGGCGACAGACGATGGCTTTAAAGGATATTATCCAATCAGACATGAAGGTGGAGGTAACCTTGACTGTGAGCAAGTCTTACAATGGGCGCAGGATCAACTCAAAGGAAGCACAGATAAGGTTGGAGCAAATATCCTTTATGATTTGGAATGGCTTAGGAGCGAAGGGATTCATGTTGGAGGAAACAAATACGACATCCAAGTTGCAGAACCCCTTATTGACGAAGAAAGAAAAGAAGGATATAGTTTAGAAAAATTAAGCAGAAGATACCTTAACAAAGGTAAAGATGAAGATCTTTTAAGAGCGGCAGCTGATGCATATAACATAGATGCTAAGGGAGAGTTATGGAAACTACCTGCTCATTACGTAGGACCTTATGGTGAGGCAGACTCTGTTAATACATTACAAGTTTTTCAAAAGCAACTACCTATTTTAAAACAACAAGAGCTTATGGACGTGTTTAAACTAGAGACAGATATAATACCGCTAATATTAGATATGAGATTTAAAGGTGTGAAGGTAGATCTAGACAATGCAGAAAAATTAAATAAAAAATATAAGCAAGAAGAAACAAAGCTATTAAAAGAACTTAGAGATTTTACAGGCTATCCAATTGAGCCTTGGAGTAACGACCAGATAGGACACGTCTGTGAAACTAAAAAGATATGGTACCCGAGAACCGAGGCAGGTAATCCTTCATTTACTGCTAACTTTATGGAAGGAAGTAAAGAGCCTTTATTTCAAATGATAGCATCGTATAGAAAAGTAAATAAAATGAGACGAGACTTTATAGATAAAGTTATACTAGGCATGAATGTTAATGGCAGGATCCATGCACAGTTTCACCCATTAAGAAAAGATACTGATGGTACAAGAACAGGTAGGTTTAGTTCATCGAACCCTAACTTACAACAAATACCTTCAAGAGATAAATACTGGGGACCATTAATACGATCCTTATTTATACCTGAAAATGGTTGTGACTGGTTAAGACTAGATTACAATCAACAAGAACCAAGAGTTATGGTTCATTATGCTTGTTTAAGAGGTATAAGAGGAGCTAAAGAAGCAGCACAAGCATATAAAGAATCAGGTGCAGACTTCCATACAATGGTGTCAGAGCTTGCTAACATAGATCGTAAAGTAGCTAAGACAATTAATTTAGGTATCATGTATGGTATGGGGACGTTTAAGCTAGGACAAATGTTAGGCATTACATATGATGAAGCCAAGTCTTTACTAGAGCAATATCATACTTCAGTACCATTTGTTAAAGGTATTATGCATGAGGCTACTAAGGCAGCGACATATAGGGGAGAGATAAAAACTTTACTAGGTAGAAAAAGACATTTTGATTATTGGACACCTGCAGATTCTACACTTAAATTTCCAAATAAAGAAATGCCATTAAGAAAACAAGATGCAGAAAAGGTATGGGAAGGTAGACCATTACAAAGAGCGTTTACTCATAAAGCTTTAAATGCTTTAATACAAGGAGCTTCTGCAGATCTTACAAAGAAAGCTATGGTAGATATTTACAAAGAGCTAGGTGAAGTACCTCATCTACAAATACATGATGAGCTTGACTTTAGTGTAACTAGTGGAGATACAAAGACAATTAAAAAAATTGCAGACATAATGGAAAACTGTATGCAGCTTGAAGTACCACTTAAGGTATCTGTTGAAACTGGTAAATCATGGGGGAAGTTAAAATGAGAGAAAAAGATTTGTGGGCGTTGTTTAAAAAAAATATACCCGGTCATTTAGTAAGGATCGAAAACATAGTCACTAAAGGTGTACCTGATGTTCATTGCTCTAGGAACGGAAAGTCTGTATGGGTAGAACTTAAGATAACAAATGGAACTAGAGTATATTTTCAACCTTCACAAATAGCTTTTTTTGAGGAAGCAAAGAAACATCAAGAGATCGTCAAAGTATTTGTCAGGCACAAAAATCTGTTATATCTAATTAATACGACAACATTATTAAAAATGGTATACGAAGTCAATAAAAGTGATAAGATAACCTATGACATATCTCAATTAGCAAAAGCACATATATGGGGACAGCCGTACGATTGGAAAGAAATATATAGAAAGCTTTACGATATTAAACCTTAGTAAAGAGAGGAGTTATGTCAGTATTTATAGTACAAGAAGTAAAAGGCAGGAACGTATTATCTGCACAAAAATTTGGAGAATTAAAACTTATGCTTCCACCAGGAGATATTGTTTTGTCTGCGCAACCTACTATCAAGCGCTTAAAGGCAAAGTTGAAAGACTTTTCAAACGATGACTATATCTTAACGATGGGAGATCCAATAGCCATTGCATTAGCAGGAGCTATAGCCTGTGAATACAACAATGGCAAAGTTAAGTTTTTAAAGTGGGATAGACAAGAGAGAAAATACTATCCTGTTAACTGTAACCTACGCGGAGAGAGATATGATTAATGATAAGCAGGGTAAGGAAGTACAGGATCTTTTAGATGAATTACTTTATGCTGATAATGCAATAAACGAGTTAGAAAAAAAAATTAAAGATGTAAAAGAAATTAAAGATCGACTAACCTATACAGACATACCTCTTAAACTAGCAGAGTTTGGTTTGTCTGAACTTAAAACAGTTGATGGTAGCTCAATCACTATAAAGCCAGAGTACCGAGGACACATTAGTAAGGAAAACAAAGACGATGCACACACTTGGCTTAGAGAAAATGAACATGGCGATCTTATAAAAAATCAAGTTAAGACTTCGTTTGGAAAAGGCGAAGATAAAGATGCAACAGATTTAATGATGCATTTAACAGAAGAAGGAATCGGGTTTACGCACACTGAAGCTGTACACCATAGCAGCCTTAAAGCGTTTATCAGAGAACAAACAGAGAAAGGTAACGACCTACCCCATGATCTGTTAGGAATATTTGTAGGTCAAAAAGCAACCATAAAGAGAGGAAAGTAATATGAGTAAAAAAGCTAAAGACTTAGCTGTTATAGACTTTGATGCCGACTCAGGAGCAGGATTAGAGAACATAGGCACAGAAGATATAGCTATACCGTATATTAATATTATACAAAAAGTTAGTCCAGCACTAGAAGAGATTGATGGATCAAAACCTGGTGATATTTTTAACAGCGTTTCTCATGAAGTTTATCAAGAACTTCGTGTTATACCATGTGCATATAAAAGAGCATTTGTAGAATGGAAGCCACGTAGCCAAGGCGGTGGATTTGTTGGAGAGCATTCAAGTAGCTCTTCATTTGCTTCTAATCCAAGAAATGAAAAAGGTGAGATTGTACTAGACAATGGAAATGTATTAGTTGAGACTGCATACTTCTATGTCATAACATGTGACACTTTCGAAAGAGCAGTTATTAATATGTCTTCTACAAATCTAAAGGTAGCAAGAAGATGGAATGGTCAAATGCTTAATATAAAGATCAACGGTAAGACACCTGCAATGTTTAGTCATTCATATGTAGTATCTACTGTTTTACAGAAGAATGATAAAGGTACTTGGTATACTTTTGATATTAAAGATGCTATGCAGTTAGATAACGTCAATCATTATAATTTAGGCAAAAGTTTATCGACTAAAGTAATTGAAGGTAAGATGCAAGCAACACCACCGTCAAGACAAAGTTTAGATAAGCCAAACGGTGAAGACCACTTCTAAAAATGGAAGAAAGATTTAATCGTTTATTCTCAGGCTTGAGTAGGGCTCATGGCACGTATGAGATACAAGATTCGAGAGCCGATGGTAAACTTACAGGTAAAGCTATTACTGTAAGAGAAGATGTTACAATTGAACATTGGAAAAAACATTTAAGTGGAAGTAAAGGACTAGGTATAATTCCAATAAATGACGAATCAAGTGTTATGTTTGGTGCAATAGATGTAGATGAATACAAGGACTTAAACCTTGTAGACCTATCAATAAGACTGAAGGAACTTAAACTTCCTTTAGTCTTATGTAGATCTAAAAGTGGTGGTGTTCATTTATATCTTTTTTGTAGTGAATGGATTCCGGCAAAGCTTATGAAAAATAAATTAGAAGAACTATCCTCAGGCCTAGGCTTTGGAGGATCTGAAGTATTCCCTAAACAAATACAAATACTAGCAGAGCGTGGTGATGTAGGAGGCTGGATTAATATGCCATACTTTAATCAATCTGATAGTAGAAGATATGCAATAGATGGTGATGGAAAAAAATTAGATGCATTACAATTTTTAGATCTAGCAGAAAGTTTATTACAAACAAAAGAACGACTGCAAAAACTAAAGGTAAAAGTAAACTATGAGTTAGATGAAGGACCACCTTGTCTACAGCATCTAACAGAACAAGGATTCCCTGAAGGCACAAGGAACAATGGCTTATTTAATCTAGCTGTATATTGTAGAAAAGCATATCCAGATAACTGGCAAGCACAGGTAGAGACTTATAACGTAAAGTTTATGGATCCACCTTTAATGGCAACAGAAGTACTTGATATAATAAAATCAGCAAATAAAAAAACGTATCAATATACTTGTAGCCGCGCACCGATAGCTCCGTATTGCAATGCGTCTGTTTGTAAACTACGTAAGCATGGTATAGGTAACGATGGCGGAATGCCTGCCATACATTCTTTAACAAAATATAATTCGAATCCACCAATATGGTTTCTTGATATTGAAGGAAGTGGTAGAATAGAACTTGATACAGATGACCTTCAAAACCAGCGCAGGTTCCAAAGAAGATGTATGGAAAGACTTAACATGATGCCTGCAAAGATGAATGAAAATTCTTGGAACCAGTTGATTAATCACTTGTTTGAGAACTTAAACATTATTGAAGCTCCTGAAGATGCTAGTTCAGTTGGGCAGCTATTTGAGATGATTGAAAGATTCTGTACTAGTAGGGCACAAGCTTTAAGTAGAGATGAAATACTATTAGGTAAGCCGTGGACTGATGACAAGCGACATTACTTTAGAGTATCTGATCTTATGGCTTACTTTGATAGACAACATTTTAGAGAATTTAAAGTGCACCAAGTAACTTCTTTTTTAAAACAAAAAGATGCTGAGCACCACTTCTGGAATGTTAAAGGTAAGGGAGTAAACTTGTGGTCTGTACCAAAGTTTGCGCAGCAAGATAGTGAACATGAATTACCAAGGGAAATAACTGATGACGCAAACTCCTTCTAACACAACAAACACGGAGCAAGAAATGGAAATAAAAAAACTTAAAGCAGAGATAAAGCAACTTAAAGCTAGATTAAAAGTAAATATAGCACTAAAAGAAATGTATCGTAAATTAGCACATGAGCACGCAATCCCAGATGAATCATGAAAATCTTAATATAATCTTAGGACCACCTGGGACAGGTAAGACTACAAAGCTATTAACACTAGTAGAATCATTATTAAATGATGGCATATTACCTTCCCACATTGGTTACTTTTCTTTTACAAAGAAAGCATCTATTGAGGCAGCTGAAAGAGCATATGAACAGTTTAATTATAGCAAAGACGATCTTCCATATTTTAGGACAATACATAGCTTATGCTTTAGTTTGTTAAACTTAAAAAGATCTGATATAATGAGCAAAGAACACTATAAAGAATTAGGTGATATGTTAGGTTTAGAAGTAGACGGTGGAGCTCAAATGGAAGAAGGCCAGGTGTTTGGTATGAGGACAGGGGATAAATTATTTTTCTTAGAAAATTTATCACGAGTAAAACAAACTCCTTTGAAAAAAATATTTAATCAATATAATGGTGATGATGTAGATTGGTTTGAACTAGAGAGATTACAAAGAGCATTGACCATGTATAAAGATAAGAGAATGGTGATAGACTTTACTGATATGCTTATTAAAAGTTTGTCTATAAGTTTTCCAAAGCTGTATGCAATATTTGTAGATGAGGCACAAGATCTTTCATCGTTACAATGGGAAATTATAGACAAGCTATCTAAAAAATGTAAGATAGTTTATATAGCAGGAGATGACGATCAAGCTATATACACATGGGCTGGAGCAGATGTAGGTAAGTTTATTGATTTATCAGGCACTAGTACAGTATTAAAAGAATCTTACAGAGTGCCGATAACAATATGGGAACTAGCAAATAGACTTAGCGCTAGGATAACTAACAGAAAACAAAAAGTATTTAATCCTCAAAAAAATACAGGGTCTATCAATTGGTATTTAGATCCTGAAGATGTAGACATAAGTAAAGGCACCTGGTATTTACTAGCTAGAAATGGGTATATGCTAAAGCAGTTAGAAAACATATGCATTAAGAATGGCTATCCATACACAACAGTAGGTAAGGGTTCGCCATTAAATGCTAATGCTTTAAATGCTATCCGGCTATGGACTAGGTTTAATAAAGGGCATAAGCTATTAGGAGAAGATGTTAAACTTATCTATAGGTACATGTCTACTAGATGTCCAAGAGGAATAAGTGAAGATACAGAATATACTATAGACGAGTTTAATTTACCTAGAGGAATATGGCATGAGGTGTTAGATAAGGTAGATACAAAGAGAAGAGAATATTATATAATGCTACTTAAGAGAGGAGAAAACCTAAGCGCCGATCCGAGAATAAAGATCAGCACTATACATGGAGTAAAAGGTGGTGAAGCAGATAATGTTTTATTATTAAGTGATGTAGCTCCTAGGACTTATAGGGAAATGCATGAGTTACCAGACGACGAAATAAGAGTTTTTTACGTTGCAGTTACAAGGGCTAGAAAAACATTGCATATAATACAACCGAATACAAATATGTATTTTGACCTATAGGCAGATAAAACTAATAAAAAATGGGCCCCTAGATTGTCCATATACATGCGGAGGAATACAATTATGATACATACCTATCCATTTAAAACGGATCCTTTTAAGCATCAGCTCGATGCTTGGAACATTTCAAAAGACAAAGAGTCATTTGCATTGTTCATGGAAATGGGTACTGGTAAATCAAAAGTAATATTAGATACTGCTGCATACTTGTATGATAAAGGTAGTATAGACTCACTATTAATTGTAGCTCCAAAAGGTGCGTACAGAAACTGGCAACTTAACGAGGTACCTACTCACTTGCCGGATCACATCTTACATACTATGGCTATATGGTCTGCAGCTCCAAAGAAAAAAGAAAAAGAAGATTTAGATATAATACAAGATCCCACTGCAAATTTAAGAATACTTATAATGAATGTTGAAGCGTTTAGTAGTGCGCGTGGAGTTAAGTTTGCTCAATCAATTATCCTTGGAAGTAAGTGCATGATGGTTGTAGATGAGTCAACAACAATTAAAAACCCAGGAGCAAAAAGAACAAAGTCTATTATTAAGTGTGGAGTTAATTCTAAGTATAGAAGAATACTATCAGGAGAGCCCGTTACCCGAGATCCACTAGACTTGTATACTCAGTGTGAATTTTTAGACGAGACTCATTTAGGATTTTCATCATACTATAGCTATAGAAACAGATATGCTATTATGCAACAAATGAATCTAGGTGGAAGAGCATTTAAAAAAATAGTCGGCTTTCAAAGAGTAGATGAGCTAAACTCATTACTTAAAGACTTTAGTTATAGAGTAAAGAAAGATGATTGTCTAGATCTACCTGAAAAATCATATCAGTATCGATATGTAACTATGACTGAAGAACAAGAAAAAGCCTATAAGCAAATGAAAGAAGTTTGTATGGCAGCAGTTAATAACGACATAATTACCGTACCAAATAAATTATCTATGCTATCTAAGCTACATCAAATAACCTGTGGACATATCATATCAAATCAAGGTGACACTAGTTATATTAAAAATAATAGGTTAGATACTTTAATAGAAGTTTGTAATGAGGTAGATAGCAAGACAATTATATGGGCATCATACAGAGCTGATCTTAAAAAGATAAGTGATACATTAAGAAAAGAGTATGGTAATGATTCAACAGTAGAGTACTGGGGAGATACTGATGATAAGACTAGAAAAGAAAATATAGAATTGTTTATGAAAGGTGAAGCTAAATTTTTTGTAGCAAATCCTGCTACGGCTGGCTTTGGTCTTAATCTACAAAAAGCAAATACTGTTATATACTATAGCAATAGCTATAATTTAGAACATAGACTACAGTCCGAGGACCGATGCCATAGAATAGGACAAACTAAAAACGTCCATTATATAGATCTTATTACACTAGGAACTGTAGATGAAAAGATAATTACATCTTTAAAGAATAAGAAAAATATATCACAACAAGTTATGGGCGATAAATGGAAGGAGTGGCTAAGTTAAACCATTCTGCTACATTAAAGTTAGGACACGTCTTACTATCATCTAAGTCATGATGGCCAACAATCTTTGCCTCAGGATATAATCTTAATAGTAATTGTACTAGGTCTCTTAATGCATCAAACTGCCTAGGATCAAACTCAGTTCTACCTACTAAACATACTCCGACAGATACAGAGTTTTTGTTTTTAACGTGAGCCCCTATAACATCAATATTTCTACCATTTTCTATAATACCATTTCTTCTAATAACAAAGTGATAACCTATATCAGACCACTTATTATCATTTACGTGCCATCCTCTTATTGTTGCTGCATCAACATCTCTATCATCAGGTGTATCAGAGCAATGTATTACTATGTAACTAGTATCATGTCTATTTACCATGTTATCTCCTTATTTAGTAAATTTGCCTATTGACTTAAGACCAAATGAAGCACCAATACTGGCCATTATACTCCACTGTAACCACTCTGGAAATGTAGATAAAAACTGTATTCCATTAGAAACAAAAGGCTGAAAGTATGGTATAAAGCTAAATAAAATTATTGCAATAAAACAAACAGTCCAGGCCTCGTCTTTCCAGCTATCATCACTGGCTTGAGCCATAGTCTTTTCCCAGTCTACTTTTCCTTCAACTATTTTCTTTTGAACCGCTGTCTTAGCATCTATTTCTGCTATCTTTAAATCAGAGTTAGCTTTAGCTTTCTTTGCACTGTGTTCAAAATATCCTCCAACCGCTTTACTTAAACCATTTACAATTAATCCAATCATTGCATTTTCTCCAGGATCTTATCTAACTTATTAGAATTTCTATTTACTTGCTCTTTGATATATCTAACTTCCACTTCCATAACTTGTACCTTTTCAACCTTTGATTTGATGAGCTCATTTTCTTTAGACAAGTCATTAATTTTTGCAGTTGAGGTACCCCAAGCTACTCCAATTAAAATAAAAGGAGTAAGTATATATATTGCTGTTTTAAGATCTATATTCATTTGCCTAATGGGTTGTCATTAATAATATCGTAAACTTTAGATAGCTCTCTTTCTATCCAAGCAGAAAGTTCATCTTCCATATCTCCCATTTCTGTATCTAGTTTTTCTAAATCTTCCCAAGTATCTTCTATAGTATCACTATTAAATTGTACTCGCTCTTCAGTTGAAGTTAGTCTTTCGTTTAAGGAGCCAGTGTCACTGTTAGATATTTTACCTTCCATAGCCACTAAACGTGTGCTTAGGTCTGACATCCACCATACGAACCCACCTGCTGCTGGAACTACCGATAAGATTATCGTAAGTAGAACTGCTGGTGAAAGTACTAATGTCTTGTTCATATACCATCTCCTGTGTCAATGACACCGTTTCTGTAATTATAACTAATTCTTGTAGTTGAGTAAAATAGTTTATAGGTAGATCTATTGTCTCCATGGAATCAGTAGTTGGAACATTCCCTTTAGTTTTTCCCACAGGTCTTTTATCCACTGTTTTAATTTTTTTATTACTCGGTACATCTTGTCTTTGTACGTTTTCTTTTTTGCTTTCTTTTTTGTCTTTGCTTTTTTTGCCATCTTTATTGCTTGCTTGTTTTTTAGGTTCATTGTCACCTCCGGTTGATTTTGATAACTTGCTTTCTTCATTTGTCTCATTCTCTGTTTCTGTCTCTTGTTCATTTACGGCACTCTCCTTTAAATCTTCTTCCATAGTGGAATCATTTAATTCTTCTGGTTGTTCAAGCTCAGCCACTTCGGATTCTATTTCTACGGGCTGATCAACATTAATTTCTGTTATTTCTTGTATCTCCTCAGTAACTTCAATTTCCGTAGGAAGAGGAGGTAACTCTATGTTAACAGGCATTTCAACAGGAATATCTATTGACATGTCTATTGGTATATCAATTGTAATTTCAGGTACTTCCATTGTTACAGGCTCTAATATTACATCATTAACAATCTCTGTGTCTAGACTTAAACCTTCAATCATAGTAGGTTCAACAATAACAACAGGTTCTATTACAACAGGTTCTATTACAACAGGTTCTATGACTGGCACTATATAATCTTGATAAGTAATTAGTAATTCATAGTTATCAGTAATAGGACCTAGCCAATTACTCGAGTCTCCTGTATCAATACCTTGTAAGCTAAATGTAATTCCAGTCTCACCTGTTAAAAATGTATCATTAATAGATTTGGTAAACGTGTGATAAGTCCAACCGTCTTCATACGGCACTGCTATTGTATTAGAAGAAATTTCTGTATTAGTTGCACTTTTAAAAGTAACGTTAGTAACAATCGTATCATCAGCTTCATCATTACACCAGCCACCAGGACTATTACCACAGCCATAACCATGATACTTAATAGTAACACCTGTAATTTCTTTATTAGTTTCTAAACTTGAAGTATCTACAGATTGTGTAATAGTTGAAGTTTGGCCTTTAAATCTTATAGTAGGACTACTACCTGCATCAGGATAGCTATTACTATCACGCTTAACATTAGGATCAGATAAGGTCCATCCATCAGTGTTCTCGTCAAATGTATTGTTATTCAGTAGGTTGTCCGAAGTCGAATCTGCGTGGCTTGATAACACCACCATGAACGACATTAGGATTGCCCACGATATTATCTTTATCATTAATTACTCCTAGCTCTCTATATCTTTTTTTAGCATCATCTCCTATTAAGCCATCAATGGGGCATGGGGATCCTGCATTTAACATTGCTTCAAATACCCTTTTGTCTTGGCACAACATAGAAGTAGCACTTACTTTAAGTCCTAGTTGAGCTAATGCTCTACTTAATTTTATACGCTCACAATTTTTGTCTATGACGTGTATACCTGCAGATGCTGAAAATAATCCAGTACCAATTGCGCCGCTTCTAACTACAATACAGACATCATTACCACTACCAATAGATAGTGATGGTGAGATTGATGAAGGTGGAGGTTGATCTTTATAACGAATAGTTGTATCTGCTGCGTTAGCAATAGTTGCGTGTGTAAAAGTTATCGCTAATATAATTATATATAGCAGCTTGTTCATACATTAATCCGCATCCGCAATGGTGTTACCAGCATCTTCCCATGCTTTGATTAATACTCTGTCAACATTATTATCATCAAGCGGCACTATCATTTCGACACTATTGATAACTGCTTTTATGCAACTATATTGCCCTGTTATTGGGTCATTAACTTTTTTTGCTGAACTAACTATTCTATCATCTTCCATATATTACTCCTATAATTCTGCGTCAAAATCTGCACCTAAACCAGCCATAGCAACATTTTGTTGCGTGCTTATACTGGCGTCATGGTTTAATCCATATCTAAAACCATTTTGTCCCATATTGCTAAAAACCAAAGTCGTAGTAGTACCAGAGCCACCAATCAACGCAATAAAGCCAACAGGATTTGCAGTAAGTGTTGGTGATACTCGCATTGTTCTTCTTAATTGTGGGGTTGGTTGTACTGTGGTAGCACTCGCAGCCTCGGCAGTTGGATTTAAACCATTTGCAGTATTATCGCCAATTACAAAATACCTATGACATCTTAATAAAGTATCATCATACATTTCATGTTGAAAAGAAGGTATAGTGGTTGAATCAAACTCACCCACTTCCATTTGCATACCTGTAATTAGTATATTGTTAGATGTGCTATCGCTACAGTCAACTTGACCAACAGCTTGATTGGCTTGAGTATAACTTTCCCATGCAGTTGCAGCACTACCACTTGTATAGTTTGAACCTGCGGCAAACCAAAATTGTAAATTCATACCATGAGTGCTATCTATGTCAAATTCATTACCAGCCGTGTCAGCAGGGAAAGTAACTATTGCTTTAGTCCAAGTATTAGCTGAACTAATAGTATAAGTCTGCATACAATAACGAGTATTATGTGCATCATATAGACCTACAACATGAGTACCTGTTTTTGGTGATTTGACCCATGCAGCACAAGTAATTTTTTTAGCACTTGAAGTTCCTTTATTAAATATACGCATGTCTTTTTTTTCAAAACGCATATTAACAAAAATAAAATCAGCAGCTTCTAAACTATCATTAGCCGTAGTACAATCTATTTTCATAGATTTAGAAAAACCATACCCTTCTGGCACATCAGAGTCTTGAGTAATCGTATAAGTGCCTGCATCATTAAGTCGCATATATATTCTGTCTAAAGTATAAGCAGAGCCAGTTTGTCCTGTAAATGATGTACCTCTTTGTGCTACTTCCATACCACCATTAATAATTAATGGTTTTGCATTAGGTCTTAAAGGTGTTCCAAAACCTGTCGCTGTACCATTGTTGGTAATGGTTGCTCCTGATGCAATATTAATGTCTGACCCGGAAAGGGCCGTAAAAGTATTTGCTGTAAATGTAAAGTCATCTGCACCTGCAATCTCAATATCTATTTGGTCATCGGTTGGAGATGAAATAGTGGTATCACCGTCAGCATCTAAAACTAGGCCATCAGCTAAACCATTCATATCAATAAGATTGCCGTTGACATCAAGTGTGCCGCCTAGTTGTGGTGAGCTATCACCTGCTAAAGAAGTTAATGAGCCACCGCCTACTCCTAATTCTGATGCGTCTACCTTTTTCAATGCACTATCTGTTGCATCAAAAAACATAATGTGGTCAGCACTTGCAATAGTTGCGTCTGTTAAACCACTAATAACCGTAGGATCTAAATGCTCTTCAGATACAGCGGCATCGGCTATTTTTGCAGCAGTTATAGCATCAGCAGCTATTTTAGCTGTGGTAACTTGTGAATCAGCTATATGCGCTGTGTCTATTGAACCATCAGTATAATGCTCAGAGTTTATTGCATCGTCTGCAATCTTTGCTCCTGTAACTGCATCAGCAGCTATTTTAGCTGTGGTTACATTACCATCTGTAATTTTAGCGGTAGTTACTGCAGCATCATTTATCTTCGCAGTTTCTACTGCGCTTGCTGCAATCTCTGCTGTATCAATAGCGTTGTCTGCCATTTTAGCATTAGTAATTTGACTATCAGCAATATGAGCAGTATCTATACTACCATCAACGTAATGTTCAGAATCAATAGAATCATCTGCAATTTTTGCATTAGTTACGGCATCTGCGTTTATCATTGCTGTTTCTACAGCGTTGTTTGCTATAGTAACTGCTCCTGTGTCTGCCATAGTAGCATCACCAGACATAACGTTATCAATCCACTTGGATGTACCTGTGTCATATAGTAACATAGCGCCGTCTGCCGCTGACGTAATGTTTACGTCATTCATTTCAGCTAATGTATCTTCCGTTAAAATAACAGCGTCTACATATGCTTTAATAGATTGTTGTGTTGCTAGTTTAGTGGCTGAGTTAGAAGCCATATTATCTTCATCAGCAATAGTAAAACCGTCAAACTGATTAAGTTCTGCTGTTGTTAAAGTACAACCGTCTAATATATTTAATTCAGCTTCTGTTGCTGTAACTCCTGACAGGGAAAATGTAGATGTTTCTAGTGCTGTTCCATCTGAATTATATAGGATCATTTTTCCTGCATTATCAGAATTTGCTGCAGCAGAAGGAAATATTGTACCGGTGCTACGCAGTCCTGTGCTTTGTCTATACTTAGGAGTTCTTTCTAGTTGCTCTTGTTGTTGCTGTACTTGTAAAGTTAATTTATCTAGCTGCTGTTCAAATGATGCAGCTGGAAATGCATCTCCCTCTATAACGTCTAGTTCTTGAGAAAGAGCTTGTATTCTAGTAATGTATATTTTATGTGTTGATGGTAAGTTATTGCTTAAAGTTACAGTAGCGCTATCATTGTTTGAAGCAACTGAGATACTATAGTCGTATGTACCGGATCCACCGGCTGTTTGTAAAGTTTCAACACCTGTAGCTATTACAACTGTATATACTTTTATATCTGAAGAAGCGTATACTTTATATGGCCAAGCATATGCTGTTGTACTACCATTACCTGTATATGCTATATAACTATTTTGAGCTGATACTGTCATTTTATTTCCTCAATTAAGTTGTCTAATATTTCTTTTGGCGACCCGCCGCCTTGTGGTACAATATCAGAAGGACTAATTAATAAATCTTGATCTAGTTCTTTTTTCCTTCTTCGTTCCTTTTTAGTTAGCGTTCCTGGGTCTATCATCTCACTAATATTATACACTATAAAATAGTTTAGTAACATCTGCAGATAAAATAAATTTATTCCTGGAGTGTTTTGAGTTACTAGGTTTGCAGCTCCCTTTTTAATAGCTTTAGATTTACTTTCCTCTCTACCTGGTTTTGCCCCGTAGATTGTTCTTGAAAATAATTCCATAATATCCGATATATTTCCTGCTGTAGGTCCTAAAAGTGATTCCCAGAATCCTCTATATTTCCACCACTCTCCTGCTAATATATCCCCGTAAAACGACATTCCACCACCTTTGAGCATAGAATTTAATAATAGCTTTTGGTTGTGTAAAAAATTGTCTAAATTAGCTAGATCTTTAAATACCCTAGGCTCTCTTCCTTTTGTCATATCTGTTAAGGCCAATGATATATATCCAAACAAAGTAAACCCAACTGTATATTTTGCTAGTCCTATTAAACTTGATTTTGCGGTAAACGCCTCTTTTCTAGTCCTAGCTCCATAACCATAAATCTCTCTTCCATGTACTTTACTAGTAATTGATATTAAGAAACTTTTAAACTTCATTAAATGCCTCATTGCTTCACCGGCTGCTGTACCTGGAGCTGTACCTAGATTCATAATAGATCTTTCATAAATTCCAGGTTGTGGTACACCGTAATCAGCTCTATCCTGAAAGTAACTATTAAACCTCTCGGATATTTGATTCCTAGCATTTTTTATTTGTCTTGCACTAATAGTTTTTCTTTGTGGATTTTTTGCTTTTAAATATCTAATCATAACTTCATCTGGTAAAGAAAGTACTCTATCAGATACCATGAATGATTTCTTATCTAGTGTTATTATAGAGTTTGTTAAAATATTATCCCATTCTTCTTTTCCTAAATTATATAGTAAAAGACTTCTAGTTGTTTCTGTTGGTAAATCTTTCCAATTTGTCTGTACACCTTTTTTATTAAACGCTTGTTTTGCCAGGTTTGCTGAAAGAATATTTACCATTCCAACTCTGTGTCCATCTGTCCAAGCACTTAATAAGTTTAATTTAAAATAAAAAGCGCTTAATGACGATAACATTCCTGGCACATTATCTGTGTCTCCAAATCTGCTATGAACTTCTCCAAGCATGCCATCTATTCCAATACCTAGTTGTCTTGCTATTTCACGTCTATTACTATTTTTTCCACCTCTTACCCTAACCAATGTTTCAAAGGGCGCCAACCATCTTTGTAGCGGGTGAACACCTTGGTATCTTAATTCTGCTACTTGAGCAGGTATGTCACCTGCAGCAGATATGGTAGCACCGCCTAATTTAGATAAGTCTTGCATAACTCTAACTGCTCTACTAACTTGAGCAGTAGTACCGGCTAATGAAGCAGAATGCCTTGTTGCACCAATGACGTCTAGCCATGCTGCTTGAAATATACTGAGTGTTAATATATCACCATCAGTTGGTTTTAAAAATCCAGGTCCACTCCATATATCTAATTTTTTTTCTTGAGCTAGTAAATTATCTAATACTTTATCTAATTTTTTCTTTTCTTTTGCATCAACTGCGCTTTCTAATTTATTAGATATTTCAGTTCTTTGTCTTTTTACTTTTGCTAGTTCTCTTTTAATTACCTTAATTAGCATATTCTCAGGGTTTGTTCCTAGTTTTTCAAGAAGTGCAATGCTTCTTGCCATAGATTCAATACCTGATAATACGTTACTATGAAGAGGGCCATGGCCATATTTGTCATTATATACTAATGCAGAGTCCGCATCTTTAAAATGAATTATCCTATGTTTTTTTGTTAGTCTTTTTGCTAAACTAGATCCTTTTGGAAGTAATCCTTCTATTGCTTGTGTAAGATCTGTATCAGTCCTCATATGCCTGCCACTAACAAAGTAATCCCAAATGCTTTTTAAAAATTTATCTCTGTCTAGATTAGTATTTAAGTCTTTAAATGTAGTATCAAAATCAAGTAACTCTTCTATATCTTTTTTCCACGCCTCAAATCCTGCTCTTCTTATAGCCACAGAATTATGAGTTTGTCTCATTATATATCCTGGTAATTTTTTAATTAAAGCACCTGATATATTTGCTCTATCTATTAAAGTGTCATTTATTTCAAATATTATCCTAGCTATTTTTTCAGCATTAGGGTTTTTACTTATTCCAGACTGTCCACCTGGTCTCATTTCAAATAGCTCTAAGGCTATTTCTCTTTCTATTGACCCGCTTGAAAATAATGCTACTAGGTCAATACCATCATCTTGGCCTTCTTTATTTAACATAGATAATAATTTACCAACATATTGCCTGTGCAAACTTTGTTGTGATAAACCTACAGAATTTCTAGATCCTGGTGTTATACCCTGCTTACCTGTCAAAATTGATCTAATAGCAGTAGCTGAATTTTGTTGACCGCCACCTACTGGATCTAAATTATCAAACTCGTCTAAATATCTTATTAAATCTAGCTCTTTTTCTTTATTTATTATTGTATGCTTTCTTTCAATAGCATTTGCAAGCAGCGCCTCTGTTTCTTCATCTTCAATATACTTTTTAATTTTTTGCTCAATACCACCTTCAGAATCTAAAAGTCTTTCATCTTTTACTTTTTTCTGTATTTCTCTCAGTATCTGTTTTTTTTCAGCTAGTGTAAGAGCATCTCCTATTGCTTTATTAATTATCTCAATACAATGATCTGAACCTTTTTTCTTGGCCATCTTAATCCTCCCCGTTTAATACGCATTGAGTTATTGATTTTTTAGCTGCTGCTGTTGCCTTTGTCTTTGCTTGAGATCTAAGTTGTGATTCTTCAAGGTCTCTCAGCATCGCTATGTCATCAGGCGACATAGTACCGTCTTCTGCCATAGCCTTTAGCTCTTCTTCAAATTCTTTTTTCATAGCTTTGTATGCAGCTTCTTCTTCTCTTAACTGAACTTCTAAAGAATCATCATCTATTTTTTGCACTTTTTCTCTCGCGTTTAATGCTCCTTCTTTAGCATTTGGCAACATAGTATCATCCATAAATTGATTTTTAGGATCTTTTTTATATGATTTACTTTTATCAATAACAGCATCTAAAGTAATAGCATCATCACCTGATCTATTTACAAATACTTCAGCATCAACTTCAAGTCTTCTATTTTCACCTTTACCTCTCCACACTGCTTTTCTAATTCTTAAAGATGTATTTACGTCTAATATAATTTCCATTTCTTTCTTATTACCCATTATTAATTTTGTACCTCTTGGTACAAATATTTTTATTAATGCAGGAATTTTTTCTTTTTTACTACTAGAAGCACTCGCTGTTCTTTCAGCAAATCTTAACGCTGTATTTTTATTTAAACTACCATTTAAGAATCCTTCAGTTTGTATTACTTTACCTACTAGTCCTTTTGCAGATTTTTTGTTGTTAACAATAGGCCCTGTAGGTTCTCCATGCACTTGAAAATGGCCTGCATTTTTACCTGTGTAAATTATTATATTTTCATCTAGCCCATCTGACTTTGCAATAGCATCTCTTAACAATTGTATTTGCTCTCTTATCTCGGCTATAGGCTGTTTTCCTTTACCTGGCTTATATGATTGACCTAGCACACGTTGCATATTAAAATTAAAGTCATCCCATCTTTGTATCACACTAACTTCTTCGGCAGTGAATTTACTGTTGTTAGCTTCTACTTTATCCATTATAGATTTTGCTATTTTATCAACATCAGCAAAAGGTTTTTTATTTAAGATTTGTCTCTTACCTGTTTGAATGTCCATTTTAGATATTATTCCATCAGCTTCCATTTGTCTAACCATGGCTGAAGCTTTGTTATATCCTATCTTAAATTCTTTTTGTAATTGAGTAATTATTTGCTTTGTATCTTTTGCTTTTAAAGTATACTTTACAGCAGAACCATACATTTCATCGGGAACAAGCTTATCTAAGTCTACTTTATTTTCTTCTAACTCAACTAAAGATTTTTTTTCACCTTTAACTTTTTTTTCAGATGAGACGTGATCCTCATTTAAAAGAACGTCATCAGATGCTTTATCTTTAGCTTCTGCAAGTTTTGAAGGACTATATTTAGGATCAAGCATTTTATAAATAGGCTCGTAGTTTCCTACTCTTGTAGGACCTTGTCCTGGTAAATCAACTAATAGTCTTCCATCTGCTTTTGGTTTTGTTGCTGAATCATAAACTGCTCTAAACATTAAATCAACATTTATTGCTTTATCAGCTTGAGCTTGGTTATGGGCTAGAGATACTGTTGCATTAAAAGTTTCTCTATCTAGACCTTTAACCATGTCTTTAACTTTACCACCACCTACGTGTAATCCACCACCAACAACAGTAGAAAAAGCTATATTTAACAGTGACTGTGTAAGACCATAATTAGCATATTCTCGTTGTTTTTGCATCAATATAGGAACTTCAAAACCAGTAGAGTATAGTGCCATTGTTTTAGCGCCTCTATAAAATCTAGCAGTAGCAAGACCTGATTTCGCAACATTAGCTAAAAATCCTCCCTTTGAGACAAAAGGCTCTGGCATAAGTAAAAGTCCAAAATTTACAGGATCTACAAACGCAGAACCTAAAGTGGAAAAAAACATACCAACTTTTTGAAAACCAGAAGCGGCTTCATATACTTTAGCCATATCTATTTCTTCTATTTTTCTTTCATGAATAAGCTGCGCTTCTGTAACAGTCATTTCAC